GGGTAACACTCGAATTGTAATTCGTCATGTATAAATGCGAGTTGTGATGCACACAACTTTAGTTCCTGTATGTGATTGTGATTGATAGTTAGCCAACGTTTCGCGACTACACCGGCTCCACTCTGAAGCAAATAGTTTAGAGCTTTGTGAGGACTATCTACCTTGATGTGTCGTCCATCAATAGATCTGATATAGCCCTCTTTACTTTTCTCTTTGATTGCTTCCAGTAGTTCCGCAAGTCCATCAATAGCAGAAACGAATGCTTCCCTAATCTCCTTACCTTTCTTCTTAGCGTTGGCACTACTTAGAAGGGGGTCGTAGGAATAACCGATTTTCTCATTTCCTGCCCCATAGATGAAGGCATAGCTGATGGTTTTAATTTGTCGCCTACTGACTCCAACTCGATCGGCATTGACTTGATGGATGTCTCCGGTAATGAGGGTATCTCCAAACTCGGAAGACCAACGTCCAAGGTAATGGGCGAGCATCCTAAGCTCAATCCCGCTAAGATCGGCACCCACCATAACTTGACCAGGGGATGCTTGGAATAGTTTTCTAAATTCAGGGTCACTTTTCGTCTGTCCTAAGTTAGGTTTACGGTGTGCACATCTGTGCGTATTTGTTGCAACTGAACAGTGGTGATGTATCCGACTAGCAGTCGTACATAGCTTGAGCCATGCGTTGGTGCCTTCTGAGATCATCCCCAAGCTCTTCGTAATATCTAGACATTTCAGAAAATCCAAAGCAATCGCTGGTCCACCGGACGCAACAATCTCCTTCAGTACAATCTCGTCGATAATCGGCTTCCCAGTAGCTGTCAGTTGTGTCGGCTTCCAGCCATGAAATGTTTGCAGAATCCATGAAATATGATCGCGTGATGTGGGATTAGTTTCTTTTAAACGTGTAAAGGTGGCGTCTTTGACGTAACCAGATGGTCCGTTATTTCTTTTAGGAGTAAATTCCGATCCTGCAACGTAAGGGTGCCTGTCCCGTAGTAAAGCAACAGTTTCTTCAAGCTCTTTTCTGAGAGTAGATGCAAGTTGCCATGCAGCATGTTGGTCAAAATACCATCCATGTAGTTCTTGTTCAGTTAATAATTGAGCAACTTCGTGCTCTAGTCGGACCCACTCAGGTATTTGTGGAAGTGGTCGCATAATGTGGTGGTTACTTTTACGTCTTGACAGCAATAGGTTTCCATTTCTGGTGACCACTCTTGCCAATCTGTGGTCTTACCAAACTCACCTTTGTATTCACCCAGCCTGTAGCCGTATGACTCAAGGCTGTGTCGTCCATAGGTTTGAAGCGGCATATTTGGAATGCTTCGCTTCTTATCTACTTCAATGATGTCTGTGTGATACAGACGTGATAGAAGCAAGGTGTCTAACACAAAAGCTGTAGGCATAAACCACGGGTAAATCCTTCTAATTGCTGGTATGTCGTAGCCAATAATGTTATGACCAACGATTACATCAGCATCTTCTAGACGTTGTACCCCTCGAACAATCGGCTCTTCGTTGCCTTGATCGTTGTACACAATGGTCGTGTCAGTATCGCTGTCATAAATAACAAGGCAGTGGATCTTGGTAAGATCATTTAATAGTCCGTCTGTTTCCAGATCGAATACCAGCATTTTTCCAGATGTATGTTTTATCTACAAACTTTGCACGTTGTACTGCTTCAGCCGTAGGTGGATTAGGTTTAGAAATCGGTAATGTCGAAGTCTTTTGTTGCTTCAGTTTCATTAAATTTACAAGTAGATAAATCGAACTTCAGTTGGCAAGCCTCGCCAACCTCGCCTGAATAGCGGTTCTTAAGGACTCGCACAGTCGTAGCATCTCGTTCAGATCCACTCTGTTGGTTCCGTTCGAGTGCAATAACTGAGTCGCTAAGCTGACCGATGCTTCTAGAGCCACGAAGGCTTCTGAGTTGTACCCGGCCCCCCTCTTCATGTGATTGTCCATTAGGCGGTGTTGTTGTGTGACATACGAGAAATAAAGCGATACCAGTTCTTTCAACTAGCGATCTAAGTTTTGTCATTGTTCGATCAATCATGACCCTCTCGTTGTCATTCTCAAGACCGCTCAATAGGATTGACAAGTGATCAAGGAAGATGACCTTTGTATCTAACCCAGCCGCCATGTATTCAATGCGGTTATAGATATGGTCAGGGTCATAGCTACCAAAACCATCAAAGAGATGTAGGTTCCATTTAGCTATTGTCTTGTCAAAGATCTCAGTCAGCTCGCTTCGTTGTTGTTCACCGAGGTGTAAAGATCGATTGCTGGCGACTGACATAAGTCCGAGAGATGTACGACGCATGGATTCTTCAAGTGCCAGAAAAGCAACCCGTTCTCCTTTATCAAGAAGGTGAGTTGCGATTGCACGACAGAAGGAGCTTTTTCCGATTCCAGACCCCGCAGTAATTGTGACAAGCTCCCCATACCGGATCCCGTGTAACTTTCCTTGTAGTCCTTGAAATGGGTAGTCATGGTCTGATGGTGGTGATGGTGTTGTAATTAAGTCAAGGAGTGTCTTTGCATCGACAATCCCGTCAGGTTGATATTGAACATGGTCGTAGTTACATACAGCCCTTACAGCTTCTGTTTCTCCGGCTTGTAATGCTTCTGAGGCGTCTTTGTAATCCTCTAGGAAGCCGATGAATACTTTGCCAGGTGGTAGTACACCAGCAGCTTCTTTAGCAGCCTTCTGGCCTGCCTCATCGTTGTCAAAGAAGAGGACTATCTTGCTGTAATAGTTGATCCATTCATAGTTATTTTGAATGGCTTTCTTAGCAGCAGCAGCACCGTTAGGTATAGAAACTACAGCCCAATTAGGCTGTGCTTCCCAGACAGACATTGCATCCATCTCACCTTCAACGATGACTAACTTTTCATCACGCTTGGTTGTCTTGTGACGGTAATTCTGCATCCCAAACAGGGACTTGACTTCACCTTCACAACGAAACTCTTTGTCTTTTGTTCTTACCTTTGCTCCGACAACCTTTCCAGTGCTGTCGAAATAATAGTGGCGTAAGATGTCACCATCTTTGTAGGTTTTGAAGAGTTCACAGGTTTTTTCAGAGATTTTTCTAGATTGCAGCCGTCCGGCTGATCCTTGTAGCTGAACATGGGTCACTTGATGAGTGTGGGTGATGTTATTGCCATGCGTTCTGGCATGACATCTAAAACAAAAGGTGTGGCCATCTGAGTACAAACTGTTTGCATCTGATGAACCACACTGATTACACGATGTGTGTCCTACGAATTCGTTTTCTTCGTGAACCATTCGATAGGTATATTGGTAAACGAAGCCCAAGGTATGCCTAACTTCTCGCAGTATTTGGCATACGTCGTCTTAGACTTCTTAGAGATAGTGTTATAAGGTGCTTGAAATATCATCCGTAAATCTAATTCAGGATGCTGTTGCACAACATTCTTGATCTTCCGTCTGTCGTCACTGTCCCAATAGCCTTTGCACTCCAGCAGAATCCCGCTAGGCAGTACAAAATCAGGAGTGTAATTGTGCATAATTGTATAAGGAACCTTAGTAGATTCATACTCATATTTCACTCCCAACCCAACCATTAAATCAGCAACCTTTTCTTCAAGGCCAGATCTAAAAGCCATTAGTCATCAATTGCTTTTTCAACAATCTCTTCTACGATCTCCGAGACTGCACGCCGCATTTCATATTTGAAATCGCTTTTGTCTGCTTTGAATCGGGTTACTTTGATCGTTGGTAGATCTACGGTAAGTGTTGCTTCATACAGTCCTAGGTCTGCATTTTTCTCTACGTTGTAATCAAAAGTCATTGGCATCCTCAACTGAACTTGGTGCAGCAGGCATGACGTTTGGCTCTGATGTTTTAAATCCAGCAGTAGATCCAAACAATGCAGCAGCATCTTCAGTACTCAGGTCACCCATATCAACACCAGCAGATGAAGACAACGTGACAATCTGAATACCTTTCAACTTGAGGCTTGTGCCATACGTGACATCATCACGCAAGATGTAAGGTTTCTGTTGGAATGCAAGCTTTACTGTGCTGCCTGAATATAGAGGTGTATCTTCATTAGTAATTGGTGTACCTTCTGTATCAACAATAGGTGGTTTAGTCTCTTCGTTCCAAGAGAACTTAACTTGGTACTTACCTTCTGACACCTCTTCCCAAGGTTCAGGTTTAACTACTGAACGCTTAGGATTCTTTAGTCTTGATTGACACCATTTGAGTCCATCAACCCTATCTTCTTCTAGTTTGTCAGCAATGTCTTGTCCGACTATAGCTGTGAGCTTATAGCCAAACTTTCCAGGTTTCAGTACAGCTTGGAATCCATCAAGGACTACAGGCTGTTCGGTTACGAATGTGTTACGGGTCATTAACAAAAAAAGTATTGTGATCTAATTACTGACTCAGGTTCGAGTGTGCCAATAATCGGTGGTTCAGTTTCAGCTCCAATCTGTGAAGCCCAGCTAGTTAAATAATCATGTTCAGCAAACAAATGCATGTATGTCTCTCTGACTAATTCAGAAAGAATGAACATATCTGTTGCACGACATATCACTGAATCATGTATCAGTGCAATGGGTGCATTAAATCGAAGTGCAGATAAATGCAGAAGACTTGCATCCAGCGAATGAATAAGATTCGGTGCTGTTGCATTCTTGTGGTGAGCTTTATCTACTATGTCACCCTCTCCAGTAGCAACCTTGATCTGACATCTACCTAGTAGTTGTAGCTCAATTGTTTCTACTTGAGGTTTCATTAGCTTTTGTGTGACTACAAAACCTGAAGGTGTTACCCATTGAAGTTCTTGTAGACCACGATCAACAGCGTTAGCTACTTCTTTTTCTATCCATTTCATGACCTTCATCGGACCAGGAACAATGACATTCATTGCATCCCGTACAGCTTTTACTGTTGCCGATAGGTCTTCTTTGTCTATTTCTACACCTTTTTCTTTCAATGCATCCCGTATATACCCTCTATTTGAGTACGGTTTTGCGTTGTATGGAACAGTCATGACCGTTCGCTTCGTCATTTTTCTATCGCAGAACGGACGTATACCTTCAGGAATGTTAGGTCTTGCCGTATCTGCAATGACTTTATATGCATCTTGTGGCTTATCACTAGGGTAAACGTTGACTAACTTAGCCGTACTTTTATCCCTAGCTAATCCTGCAAGGATCTGAAGACCACTGCAAGTAGCATCAATTGCCACAAAATTCTTGGTGTAGTTTCTCTTGCAAGCAAGACATGTCATGTAATATTCCTCACAAGCTGCAAGGAATTGCCATGGCTCGTCTGCTGCTTCCCAATCAGATAAGTTTCCAATTGGATTAGTTGCTACACGTTTGATTAAGTCGTGGTTATTAAGTGTCCAGTCTTGTCTTTCATCCATAGTGGACTTATCCAGTCCATATGTTGTAGCAACACTGAATCTTAACCAGTACTTTGCATCATGTGTTACAGGTGCTGTCTCATGAAAAGACAACAAACTTTTACCAAAGTCTGTATCTTGTGGTGTCAAGAATGCAGGAATTGGATATGCTCTTCCGCGGTAATCCAGGGACCAAGGACAAAAGAATTTCTCTTTGTCTTTGAATACCTTGACAGCATTCATGGTCATTCTTGTACGACATGACCGCTTGAATTGCTGTGCATTGACATTCAATACCTCTGCTGCTCTTCGTCTGTAGTCCTTTCGAGAATCGTAGTTCTCAGCAATATCTACAGGTTTTGGTGGAAGAGGTAATT